TTTAAGCTTATATGTCTCTTCCATATAAAATTTAAGGTCTTCTTTCGAGAGCCCTGGATTTTCACGTTCTAACATGAACATCACAGCCTCTTGATCCGACATTTCGTCCGGCTTTAATGATTGAGTTAACATAAAATCTTCTACAGTACGCCCGGTTGTTTTAACATAGTCATTAATTTGTTGCAACGTTTCGTTTGCAAACGGAGACTCTGTGTTTTCAGGAGTAGTGTATTTAGAAGACATATAATCCTCAAATGCACTAAAATCGTTAAATTCTTGTCCGTATTTTTCAGATAGCATGCGATTTAACTGATTGCCATCCGAAATAACTTCCTCACTATTAGAAGTATCTACACTTTCTGTAGTTTCTTCTGTAGGAGCTTCGCTAGTTGGAGCTTCAGTAGTTTCGCTAGTTGTACTATCCGAAATATCATTATTTAAAAGAACTTCTTGACCACTAGCATCTTGAGCACTCTCAATTTGCCAGTTATCTTGCTGTACGTTTTCTTCTTCAGCCATTTAATTAAATTTAAGTTATTAACGCAAATATATAAATATTTTTTTAACTAACTGCCAGCACCTGACACATAAGTTACCATAAATTTTCTGCCGTCGTAATCCACTGTTTCCACCTTGTCTCCTTGTAGCTTTAAAACTTTTTCTTGTAAATACTTTTCCATCGCTACTAAACTACCCTCTTGAAAGCTACTTGTAGTTACTGATTGTACTGTAGTATCAATAGACCCATAATATTTATCTATTTGTGCTGTATCAATAGTATTTAGTTCAAATTTTAAATACATCTCAGATGAAGGATTAAAATATAAACGAACTTGAGTACCTGTATTTATTATACGTTTTATATTTTCGCCGGGTATATAATATGTATGACCAGCATCATGAGCATGTACTATAGGATAATAGGCATCACCAGTATGAGCAACATCTGCATTATCTGTTATTTCAGCATTTGCAATTTCTGGATAGTCATTTTTTGTTCTATCTAAATTATATACTCTAAATTCAGATGCAGCAGTATCAGTAGTATCTTTATAACCTACTATATATCCTCTATTCAGCATTGGACCAAATACATCTTTAGTAACATCAGTAGCTTCTTTATTTGAAGCATCGTACGTATGTACAATAGTTTCGCCGTCTAAAATAAAAGTTATAGCACCTGTTAATCCGCCACTTACAATTTTATATTTTGCAACTACACTTTCTGCACCTACATTTTTTATTTTCAATAAAGCCATTACATTAAATCAGTTGGTGGTCCTGCTGTTAATTCTTGTTCCATTGAGGCTTCTGGAGCTTCCGTATTAGTTTGTTTCATCTGCTCTTTTTCTTTACCAGCTGCTGCCATAATATTTTGTTCTTCAATTTTACCTTGACTTGCCGTGTCTTGAGCCTTGTTGGTGCCGTCTACTTTTATTTGTTCTTTATTAGATAACCCATCGTTTTCCACACCTTTAAGTTGCATTTTTAAATCATACTCTAACTGCAATCTTTCCATTTCATGCTTATGTTTTAAGTTTTCTAAGTCTGTAGAAGTTTTAGCTTCAAGTTGTTTTTCAGCTTGAATTTTTTGCATTTCAGCCTGCATTTTTTGTTGTTGCAATTGTTGTTGTTGTTGTGCTTGCTGCTGCTGTAATTGCGCAAATTCTTTTTGGTATTTTTTTCTACGAAGAACTAGCATTTGATTAGCCATTTTAATATTCTTAATAGAACGAATAAATATAGCATCTTCTAATCTTAACTCTTTTTGTTGTATAGACATTTGTATGTTTTGCTCAAACATTTGTTTTTCTTCTTCGTCAGGAGCAATTTCTATAGCTAAACCAAATTCGTTTAAATGAAAATCTTTACCCATAGCTATACTTTCTATAACGGCCTCACCTAGCATATCTATATACTTCTTCTTAAGAGATGAATACTGTACTATATCTTGCAATCGTAAAATACAATGCTCTGCTATTCTTTTTGTAATACTAAGCTCACCATTATTTACATGTTTAGTTGCATTATTAGAAGCCATTAAAGCTAATTTTTGTGTTCCTATTAAAGCTTTATTAGATGGCTGTGTAGCATCTCTTGCTTCATTAATACCAGTAACATCTCTAATAATTTGTAAGTTATGATTATAAATAGCTATTAAGCTTTGCATATCTCTACCAATACCGTTTTCTAATTCTTGTATTGGTAAAACCTGACTTTGAGTGCCTTCATCATCTTGGCGTCTATAATATATATTACCTGTCTGGTCGTATATATCTTGAAGTTCAAGCGGAGTAAAAGTAGCACCATCGCCTTTTCCTACATTTTCTAATGAACCTAATTCAAAAGCAGCTCCTTTAGGTCTAGCTTTCGCTATCACCAGCTGCATTTTTAAATGCGCTAATTGTACTTGATCTGCAAATGGCATCATTCTTTCTACTAAAGATTTAGAAGTTGAATGATGTATATTAGGAATGTAAACTACGTAAGGACAAGGAGTATCATCTAAAGAAGACTTTTTACGAATCATATTTTGCATTACGCCATAATCTATAACATAATCAGTACCTACTATATATATACCTTTATAATATACAGAAGCAGGTTGTTCTATAATTTCTCTTTTATATTTTGATCTTTTAGGCGGCTTGTATCCATCTTTTTTTCTATACACGTTTGTATGCCCGTGCTTATTTTCTTTTTTTTCGTATACAATTTTATAATCAGATTTAAAACAGCCATCAAGTACTTCTACTGTAAAACTATCATACTCGTATTCTTCATACCCTAATTCTGCGTTAAACACACTATTATTATTGAAAGAATACGAATTACCATTTTTACCTGAAAATCTACGAGCTACATCTTGAAGCTCATTTTCTGTTAATTCGCCTGGTTTGCATAGCCTACGAATTTCTCCAATAGTCATTCTTCTAATTTCTCCTGCATGAAATAAATCTTTACAGTCTGGACTTTTACTATGAGAATGAATAAAATTAGCTGGGTCTACATATTTTATTTTTATTCCTTTTACAGGATCCGTATAAGTTTTTGCTACAGCAATACCACAAACAGTTAAATCTCTTAATAACTGAGCTCTAATTTCATTATAATCATTTAATTCTTTTATACCCAATAAAGATTGTTCTATAGCTACTTCATTTTTTTGCTTGTAATTTAAAGACATGTAAAGATCAAGTTCTTCACTTGACTCTGGAGTATATTCATTTTTAGGCTGTTGCATGCCCGTTAATTGAGTAAACTGCTCATTAAAGTCTTTATTAATCATATTAATAAAATACTTTGATCTATCTTTTATTCTATTGTTTAATGAAACTTTATCCATTGCAACGGCTTTCATTTCATATTCTTGCTCCGCAAGCCCATTTACAATAACATCTACAAACTTTGGAATTATACTAAGGTTACTCCAGTCTAAATTCATATAAGACTGGTCTCCAGAATTATTTAGTAGCGTTTTATATTTTTCATTAGATTGGCTACCATTAGCATATGATCTAGATATATTAAATCTTCTTTTTTTACCTGCAATAGAATTTTCACCATTGCCGCTCCATTCTTTATACATACGTTTAAAATATTTTAAGCCGTATGCTTTACTGTCTTTTACTTTTTTAGGGGCAAATGGCGATGGATAACCACCTATTTCATTTATTTTATTGTCTCTCATCGCTATCTAACGTATGTTTCTTTTTTATATGTCCGAACAAAAGGTTTAAAATCAACAACCTCTTTTTTCTTTTTAACTCTTTTTGTAGTAGCTATTAATGCTAAAGCTGATGCAATAGAAGCATCGTATTTAGTTCTATTGTCTATTTCAAAAACACTCCAGTCTTTTAACAAAGCGTTTAAATAACATTTTCCCATTTCACCGTCCAAGCCAAAACCTACGTTATCATGTATGTACGCTTCTATTAAATCTCCCATTAAATTAATAACCTCCGCACTAGCTGTTGGTATACCAGGAGTTACTTTAGTATTTTTTGTAGGTACTTTATTATATGTGTATTCAGGTCGTGCCATTAAATATCCGCCAAAACCGTTATCGCGAAAATAGTTAATAATTCCGACTTTATTATTTTCTATCAATATTTCAGCTCCATAAAACACACAAGCTTTTAATACGTCTTCATAAAAAATAGCTGCTTTAGGAGGTCTGTTAATATATTCACAACAAAATACTTCACTTATTTTTGCAAATGGATTAAATTTTTTATAAATATATAAAGCTCCGTCAGATCTTCTACCATCTACTGTATAGTCGTGGTCAAAAGGGTCACAGCCTCCAACAAAATCAATAGCATTCCCTGGATATTTAGTAGAACCTTTTAAAGTTATTTTATTTTGATTTTCTTCTTCCGGTAAATAAGTTATTTTAAATTTACCGTTTTTATTAGGTATCCACTTTACAGTATCTTTTTTTTCAGGATTATTCCATATAAAATTACCTACAACAGTTAACTCTGGTCTTTCTTCATTCCAATCTAATTGTTGAAATATTTTTTCTACATCAAATGTTGATCTTGACGCATCAGCTCTAAATGCTTCTTCTTCTGTATATGGAAATTGTCTTTTAAATTCGTTTAAATCTATATTATTTCCTTCTAAAGCTTTCCTTCTATTTGATAAAAACTGTTTAGACCCATTTTCAATTGGAAAACCATCTATTCCTTCTACCGGCTTTTTAGGAGTATCAATAACAGAATACCCATACTTATCTATAAAACCTTCTAGGTTATCAAACGCTGGTATAAATAAAGAATACAAGCCTGACACTGTTTGACCATTTTGATCTCTATTCGTTACATCAGAATTTGAATATATATCTTTATATTCTTCACCACCCATATCTTGTGCATTAGCAGTAGTACCCATCATGCACTTACCTACTATTTTTCTACCAAGTAAAAGACAAGTACGAGTAATACGCCAATTCTTTTTTATACTATTAGGTCTAGTCCACTTAGCACTTTCATCGTGTACTAATATTTTTAGCTTTTGTCCATCATAAGAGTTAGAAGAAGTATTTCTCCAATTTATTACTGAATTTAAAGATTCATCTATTGATGCATATTTATTTTTCTTTGTAATTTTTTGAGCTGGAGTTCTAAATGCTAATTCCATTCGTGGATTAGAAGATCCATCTTGTATAGGCTTAAAAAACCACGGATAATTTCTAAATATATACACTGCTTTATCCGTAAATAAATCTTGTGCATCTTTACCTGTTTTAGATAATATACCTAATACAGCATTTTCCGAGCTTGAAGCTATATTTACTATTTCACTAGCGGAGCAATAACTAAATCCACTACGACGATTTTTTAAATAACAAATTCCATAGCATCTATAATCAACTTTACAAGCTTCCCAGAATAAAAATAAGCGACGATTTGCGTCACGGTATTCAGGATAACCAACATCAATTTTAGACCATTGACAATACATATAATGCGAGCCCGTCATGTATGTAACTTCTCCATTATTTAAAAACCATATGCCCTCTCTTCTTCTGCGAAATTCTTCAATTATATAGTCTTCCCATTCCGCTGCATTGTCTCTTGTGCATAATTTATTTAGTTCTTCTTTTCTAAAGTATTGTTCTTTTTTAGGAAGTCCATAATTTAACATTTTAGATTTAGCAGGTTGCTTAGGTAACCCGATGCGCAAATTTTGCACTTCGACTACCTTGCCTTTTGTCCCATTAGGACAAATCCAAACCGTATCTGTTTTTTTATCGTACCCCATTATTTTTAGCCATCTTTTCTACAAAGCCTTGCTGAAAATCTTTTTTACTTTCATTTAATTGATCTAAATAACTTTCATCATTAGATAATTGATTTTCTATTTTTACAATACCTTCTAATATTTCTTGAGCATCTAAAAAAGCTTTCTTTTTACTATCTAATGCATTTTTACGCTTTTCATCTAGCACTTCATCAGATATAGGCTTTTCTACGTCACTAATAAGTGTTTCAATAGCCATTTTACCTGCGTCTATGAGCTTTTGTAGCGTTTCGTTTATATATTGCTTGTTATCCATTATCTATAGCATAAATAGAGTCCGTTCTAACTCTGTATACTGTTGTGCCTCCAGGCATTTCAATATCATAGTCAATACCTTTTTGGAACATTACAGTATCCCCTACTTTGCCTCCTCCTTCTAAAAATCTATCTTCAGCAACTAAAATTTTACCTTTACCTTCTTCGTACCTTTTAGTCTCTCCTGTAAATATCCCTGAAGCAGTAATAACTTCTTCATCTTTTTCTTTTGTAAGTATACAAAAAGGACCAACTGGCAAATAACTACCGTCTGGCTTTATAGACATATACATCATACCTACATCTAAAAAGAAATAAAATGAATTACATTCATCTCCATCATCATAGTCTATAGGGGTTGCTTCTTGTGTAGCAAAATGGTGTATTAACACTTGATCACCAATTTCTATGTTTTTATGTTTACTTTTTTCTCTAACCGGCTCTTTTACTATCGTTGCCACTGTTTGAGCATTTTCAAATAAATTATATGTGTTATCCATATATATTTCTTCGCCATTTAAATACCTTTTTTTATGCAAAGAATCTACCTTAATAAGATATTTAGATATGGATCTTCCTGAATTAGGTAGTTTCATAAACTTGTTTTTTTAGATTATATTCGAATGCAATTGGCATATCTTGAAAACTTTTCCATAACGCTTCTTCTCCGGTGTCTTTCATTGTTATAAATAAGTCTACTTTTAAAGTACCGTATTTAACCCAATGTCTTTCGTCGTACACTATACTAGTTAAAGTAAAGTGTGCACCGGGAGCTCTATGTTTAGTGCCTACAACATAATGCATACCATTTTTCATATCACTGCCAATGGTGATTTTTCGTATTTGTTCAAACATGATTTAATTTAATTTATTTCTTTTTAATTTTTTCTATACTCCTCCCAGCAAAGTAAGCACCATACACGGTAATTAAAAGGGTTTGATATATAGGTATATAAGCAGGGGAAATTTTAAAACCGCCTGCATTACCATCAAATATAGATATAATTACGAACATTGCTGTAAGGAATATACATATTAATGGCCTTATGTTTTTACTAAGCCAGTTGTCAGACTTCATGTCTGCTTCCCATCGTCTTGTAACTTGTTCTTGAGCCTGAGATTCAGCCTGCATAAGAACTTCTTCCATGGCTTGTTTAGCAGCCAATCTTTCCTCGTCAGATGTAGATAGGTTATCTATTACATTACCTACTTTTTCTACTATTCCTCCTCCTAAAAAATTTAATAGTTTACTCATAAAGCTTTCATTGAAGTATCTACTGTCTTATAAGATGTATCTCCATTATCATCTTTATAAGCTTCTAATACCTGCTTTCTATTTTTCTTTTCTTTTAAAGAAACGTGAATCCAAGCATAATCAAATTCATTAATCATTTGGTCAAAATCCAAATTTGATTTTAATATCCATTCAAAAATTTCTTTATTACACATTTGGCCATCTTTCCAAAACTGTAAATCAAGTGCTTCGCCTTTGCAATGTTGCGAAGTACGGCTGCCGCCAATTGCACGATTGAGTTCCGGGTTGCGATAACCACTACTAACCCTAATAGGACCAAGAGCGTCACGCATAGGCTGTATAAGATTTGTAATAATCCTTTGGATGCCTTCCAGATGTTTTTTTTCTGGTTCATTACTTATTCCTAATCTTTTTGCTGTATTACTTTTTGTAATTTCTGATAATACAAAATTTTTACTTAGTCTCATAGTTTATGTTTAAAATGCTTCCATTACTATTTCATCTATAGAGTTTTGTACTTCGCCTTTAGTGGCCTCCATAGTCATCATAATATTTGCTTGAAATCTTTTTACTTCTTCGTTGTTATTAAATATAACAATAGTAGGAACAACCACTATTTTATATTCTTTAGACCACCGTGAGTCTGCTGCTATATCAACTCTTTGTGTTTCGCAGTCTGATAATTTTGATAACCAAGCTACTTCGTTAGTCTTGTTAAAACTAGCATTAAACTCAACAGCTACCATCCCATCAGGAAAGTCCTGGCATAAAGCAGTAAAAGGGAGAGCTAATAATAGTAATAATTTTTTCATACATTTATTTTAATTTATCAATCTTATCCTCCATTCTAATCATTTGTGTTTTTATTTCTGTTACATCTTCTTGTGTAGACATAATAGTTTGTCGAATAAGTTGATCTTTCATGTCGTATTCCATACGAGTAATTTCAGGATCAGCAGGCAATGGTAATTTTTTAGCTTCCGCTATATCTGCCTGTAACACAAACCATCCACTAATTATAGCTGCCATTGCAAAAGCTATTCCAGCTAAAGTTTTTATACTTATTTGTACGGAGGTGTCTTCGTTTAATTCTTTTGCCATTTTTAAAATATTACATAGTTAATTCCTACACTAAAGTTGTGCCACTGTCGGTTCCAATATTTGTTGTATTTACCTTCTACAAATATACCTAAACTTTTGTTAAATCTATAGCCGTATATTAAACCAACAGAATAGTCAATCCATTGGCCTCCTTTGTAGTTATAATAAGAGTAGTCATTACCTGTATCTAAATGATAAGGCATTACGTTACCCCATGAGTGCAACCAAAAGTCTTTTGTAAAATGATAATAATCAAATCCTAATACTGTAGAGTACTCCACTATATTAGATATAGAATTTCTTTCTTTTTCTACATAGTTATCTATTACTTGGGGTATAACAACGGCTTCCCACACTTCCTGACTATTTGCTACTATTTCTCCATTGGGTGCTGAATACTGTCCATCTAATGTTATAGTGTATCCCTCTTGCAGTGCCAAGTATGTATAATGTAATGTCCCATTGTCCAGCACCCAGTCTCCCAGGGGGTCAAACCCGTATGGCTCAGCAAGACGCTGAACAGCCCCTACATTAAAAGATAATTTTCCTTTACCTATCTGCAATCTAAATCTTTCAGACGCTTCAAAGTATTTTATATCAGCAAAACCATCTTCTAAGTATTCTACTTTACTAACCCATTTATCTGCAACGTATCTTACAAAGTGATGCTGATTAATGTAATCTATTCCTAATCTTCTTACAAAGTCAGCCTCAAATAAATATTCAAAACCATCAACTCTACCGATTGTAGCGGCATCTGAGTAAGACCTCTCTGTACCATTATAAAAAGTATTAGCACGGTTTTCATATCCAAATCTTTTAATTTTTCTAATACCAATAGATATATTATAATCAAATGGCGTTTTAATAGTTTCTTCTTCTAATGTACCAGATGTTACAGACCATATTTGATCATCACCTAATGATGTGCCGCCATTAACTGCAGCATACATTGTCGAGTACTTAAAAATATTTTTAAGTCCTTGAGCGTTTCCTAAAAAAGGAATAAACAATAATATTAATAATAATTTTTTCATTTCTTTAATACTTTTGTTGTGCTTGTATTGCCATCATATGTTACACTAAAATTATATATACCTGTAGGTAGCAAACTTACATTTAGCTGATTTAATCCTTCTTCAGTTTGATTTTCTTTAACTTGTATTACAAGCTTACCTGATATATCATATACCTCTATACCTACAGGGCCATTTGTTAATACATTTATTACATCTTCCATAGGATTAGGGTACATAACTATATTGTGCCCTCTAAGCAAGTCTCTTGTATCTAATGGGCTATCCCAAGAACAGCTCCAATATATTTGCTGGCATTTATCATCCCATGCATTATTACAACAATAAGGATCTATCATAATAACCCAAGCATAACATGTATCGTTTAACCAGTATGGTATACCGGGCCCATCAATACAACCTGCATCATACAAACATTCTGCCTCTGTATTAGCAAACACATCATAGTTATAAGCACTTGCATCCATACAGCCTTCTATTATTATCTCACACTCACCTTCTGCATTAGCTAACGGATCGTAGTTAAATGCTGTGCTATCCATACACCCATATATAAATGGTACACAACTAAAGTCTTCCGTGTTTGCTTCTTCATTATAATTAAAAGCCTCTGGGTCTGTACATCCTAATACTGTAATAAAACAAGAACCGTTATCAACATTAGCTATAGGATCGTAGTTATCAGCTAGAGCATCCATACAACCAAAATATAAACAAGACTCATCTTCTGTATTAGCAGCAAAGTTATAGTTCCATGCTATCTCGTCCATACAACCTACAACTACCGCTACACAACTTTCATTGTCCACATTAGCGAGTGAGTCATAATTAAATGCAAAGGGTGAGGTACAGCCTTCTACAATTTCTATGCAGCTAGCATCATTCGTGTTAGCCAGTGAATCGTAATTAAGAGCTTGTTCATCCAAACACCCGTACACTGTAGATATACAATAATCTCCACAGAATGGAAATGCATTGTACACATGCCAAAACGGTGGCTTGTAAGGTTTAAGTGCACCTTGTCCATTGTTAGCAAATGGAAAGTTCCCGCCTTGTAATGTTACAACACCGTTTGAGTTTATAAGTTTAAATGAGTTGTGCATAGTCTGAAATGCGACTTCTGCGGCAGGAGTTTGTGGATTAGCTATTTCAAAATAATATACTTTAACAGGTTTATCTGTTTCTAGTGTTAGACTAAACTCTTGAGAATAAGGTCCAGGCCCCATAGTATATGTACCAAGAATACTATCTTCTTGCACTACACCTATATAGCAATCACCCCATCCGTCACCACCATCATCTTCTATAACAAGAGTGTAGTTACATGTAGGTATTATTTCGTTTAATGTAGCATTAGGATTATAGTTAAAAGCATTAGGATTAAGACATCCTAACGTGTGTAAAGTTTCACACGAGCCATTATCAAAGTTGGCTCCTGGATTAAATTCTATATATGTATTGTTTGTACAACCCTCTATTATAGGTAAATCACATTGCTCTAACCATATAGGACCAGAGTATGCAGCACTGCCAAAACCCGCAGTGTTTAATGCCCATAAGGTATCTAAGCTACCACAAGGCTCTGCGTCTCCAAGTATTATAAAGTCTCCGTCTGCACCACCAAAAAGCGATCCTTCTAGGCCATCCCCATATGTATCACTTAATATAAGTTCTACTCCTGTTTCGGGTACGCATAAATCATATACAATAGTCTGATTAGCTTCTTCATAAGAATATTCACCAGCTACTACACTTTCTACAGGCTGTCCATTAGATAAATCTGTTAATATCCATCCGGTTTCACTAGGATATTGATCTAATGTAATCTCAAAAATCATTTTAGCTTCACCGTCAGAACAGCTTATACCAATACAGCTATTGTCATCATACTCAGCCCACGGATTATAGTTAGGTGCTTCAGCATTAGTACAGCCATATACACCCTCTGGCGCGGGAGCTTCGCAGTCTCCTGCATCATAACCAAACTCTTCACAGTTAAAGTTTATAGGTGCTCCGTTCCATGTATAAGAACCATCATCGCAAAATCCATCGCCTAACCAATTGTCAGGAGAAGGCGTGCCATTACAATCTACAAATAAAGTATCTTGAGACTTGCATGTAAAAGAAACAAGTAAAAATAAAATTAAGAACCGCATCTGCATCTCCATCTTTTTAATGATTGATTAATTCTTGAGTTTCTATTATTTTGTTGCTTTCGACTTGTGCGTTTCTTTTTCATGCCGCACATTCTTGAACAAAATGATTTTCTTCTTTTTGCAGATTTACTTCCTTTTTTTACATCTCCAGTTACGGCAGTTTTAAGTTTAGATCCAGGGTTAGCTCTGCGGTAAGCTTTTACACCTTTTGATGTCATACCCGCGCCTTTTTTAGTGGCTCTAAAATTTCCTGATTTTATGCTTGTTTTCATAATTACTTTCTTTTTGTTTTAGGAACACAATTAGGTACTGTTCTATTACCTTTCTTTTTATACCCTACCATTTTATAATTTTTCCAGCACGGCTTTTTTCGTTTTGTTTTAGCCATTTTTTGCAAATTTTTCTACTCCTGATATACCAAAGCAACCAAGTACAACCCAGACAAAGGAGTCGTAAACAAACTCATTAATAACTAAGTCCGTTCCAACCCATCCAGTTACAAGGTCTGCAACCATGATCATACACATAATTGCAAAAGCTATAAATCCCACTACAGCTTTTTCATTCCAGGAATTGTCGTTTTTAAATATTTCCATTATTCTGTTATTTTTAATTTACCGTATAACCATGTTTTACAATTTAAATAAGTCATCATTTTAGACCCGTAAACGCCTGAATAACTATTAAATTCATTTGAAGCATTTTGCTCATAATATGGTGCTTGTAAAGTTAAAGATTTTAAACTATATTTATACTTACCTTTTGGTAATACAAAATTATAATTTGTAAACCTTATACTTAAAGGATTTACACCAGTAATAGTTCCTTTAGCTACATAATTATTACCTTTATTAAAAGCATTAGTAGACATATAAGCAGGACTTTGAATAATTGACAACGCTTCAGGCAAATTTCTATTTATAGCTGCTCTTGCACCAACACGATTTCCTGAGCGCCCTAGCATTTCTATTTTATATATATAGCCTCCTTCATAGTAGTCACCTACATTTAAACCTGCAGCGTTATTTACACTAACCATTCTTACTGGTCTAACCCTATACATAGAAGCATTTTCTTGTGAGCTATCCCAACCATTAGAACCCCATGGAACTGTACTTTCAGGGGATATATTAATAAATTCGTTTGACGATAGACCTTGTGTACTATCAAATATCATTACAGAGTATGGCTGTACATTAATTGCACCTTCAAAGGTATATGCTTCTCCAACATTTGGAAAGCTTAAAGGACTGTTATCAATAAAATCTACTGTGCCTGATGAACCAGCTCTAGAGCTCCAATATTTATTCATTACAAGTCCTTCATCATCTACGCCAGATGAAACTAAATCAGCATCAGGTATAAGACCGTCTTTAAAAACAGCTTGTATATTATCCCAATCGCTTTTGTTTGGTAAATGCCATCCATCTTTAAACCTATCACTAATAGGTATACCTTTTGCAATTCCTAAAGAATCATGAACATAATATTTTAATGCTAAATTAAAAGCGCTTTCGCCTACATAATCAAAATTTGTTACAAAAGAAAACCATCCTAGTAATTCAGTAGGTGATTGGTTGGTAAATGATGCACTCATTGCAGTATATCTCCATCCCGTACCTGCTGCTCCTGTATTAAAAGCTGTGTTATACTCGCCTGGTGTCCACCCTGGTTCTGGCATTGCGTGCACTGGGTGTATATAAGATCCCCATCGATACCTAGGCTCTCCTATAGGGTTATCTGTAGGCCCGTTTGCTGCAAAAGCGTCTCCAGGGGCTATAATATGTATTTTAAAATTATCAAATTCTGTAGTATTTAACTCATCTATATGAAATACAATACCATTTTCTAATGAATCTCCTACTTTTAAATTAGTTGCTGCATCTATATCTTCTAGTACTAAAGCTTTTTTGATTAATCTTAACGGCCGGCCAACTGAACCATTTTTATCATCTACAATAACTACTCCAGATTGTTGTTCTAATTGTACAGCTCCGGGATTAAACCTATACACAGTATTTGCATTAGCACTACTTTCAGTAGAAGTCCAGTACCAAGCATTTTGGCCATAAGAAGCTGGAACTTCTCCTGTCCATCCACTTAAACCTGGAAAAGAAAACTTAAGGTCCCCTAATAAAGTTCCTTGTTCAGCCTGTAGCATAGCAGATCTAAATATTAAAGACTCACCTAAAGTAGGTATATGCCATTTAGATGTATTAGCGACGCCTGCCTCATATTTACCAGAAGAATTAGTATTAGATTGTATTTCAGTGGCAATAGTTGTAGTACTAACTGCAGCCATATTTGTAGTATTATAATGTCCTGACCCAATAGCCGCTGATGAGTTTATATTAAGAGATGCAGAAATAGAAATAGGCGATTCTGCTGTATCCCATTTTTTATTTACAACATTATCATCTTCATCTATATGATAATCTGTTTTAGCTACAATATAAGCTCTTCTTAATGAATACTCTTGAGGGCTTTCAGCATATGGCATATCTGTATACAAATTAACAGTATCTGCGCCTGAATTTGCCATCCAGTTTAAATCGTTTATAAAAAGAGTTTCTCCACTGTCGCCAAAATCAAAAATTTCACTATCGTCATCAAACTCATCATAATTAACAAAAGCATCGTCTATATGAAATATAATTCCACCGCCATAAGCATCACCTATTTGAAGGGTCATATCAGTAGAATTTACTTTTCTAACAGCTCGCACTCTTTGCTTGAAAGCAGTTTGGATTGTGTTTATTCTTGTAGCACCAACGTAAGGTAATAAATATGGCTCACCATCCATTTCGTTTAAAGATACCGCTGAGTCGGTACCATTTACCATTCCATTATAATTAAATGTCAATGCAGCCGCTTGAGCTGAAAATTCATGGTTACAAGACCAATAGTTTTTATCAAAAGAATTATAAGCTGTTGTACCATCACTATTTATGTCCGCTCCCATAGCGCCTAAGCCTGATCTTACGGATGCATAATTATGATAAGCCCAAGATAAATATTTTAACTCATGTAGATTTGGTAAATACCAATTAGTATAAGCATTTGTAGCATTCATAGAATCAGCTGCTTCTAAAGCACTAAGTACTCCGGTATTTAAAGATTCGTTAGATAATAAATATTGTGCTGCTGCAAATCCTTCGCCAAGTTTATGAGACGATTCATTATTATAATTATGCTGAGTTATTGTTGAGCCATACAAGAGTTCTCCAAACACCCCACCACCAGAAATTTCATAACCTACGCCAGCAGGGCCGTGATTACCCCACCATACCGTTTCAGAATAATCTTCAGTAGCTGCTATATATACTGTCCTAAGCTCTCCTTGAAAATCTGCTATTTCATTTAAATAAATTTCATGTGGACCTTCTATATGAAACACGTAACCACCGCCGTACTCTTGGCCAATAGTTAAATTAGTAGTTGTTTCAGATAAATATTCTTTTCTAATTGCAAATGCTCTATGTAATGAAGTTCTATTAGGGAAATTATCTGATATATACCCCCCGGTATTTACATAAGATGTTAAAGCCTTTCCGTTATATCCACCTGTACTAGTCCATACAGTTTGTAGCCAAAAACTATCCTCATTAACATACCCTGAAGTTGCAAATGAAGCCGGCATTAAATCTCTAACGTTATAAAGGGCTCTTACCTCTCCAAAAGACGGCAAAAACCAGTCGTTATAAAATATATCTGAACCTAAACTATTAATAGTGCTTTGATCTTCAATATTAAGAGAAGCAGCAACAGCCGCTGCTGGATAATAACTTACAGTAGCAGGAGGGGTAAGCTGAGAGCCTGTTGTCACTCCAAATTCTGGGTAAGTAGTTTCTTTTACAGTATTTACAATGTTTATTGTATTATTTCGGCCTCGCCCTAATGCAACATCATCTGAACCTAAAAAATCAGCAAATTGTTCTAAATTAGGTTGATCTGGATAATTACCTCTCTCTGACCATCTAAACAAATTATTGCCATCAGAATCAGTAATATGGCCTGGATACCATATAAATACAGTAGTACCAGTTGGTATTGTTCCCGAGCCTTCTTCTAATACATCATCATCAAGTGGGTCTATTGCTTCGTTAATACTTTCTTCAGTAGTACATACTGTATCTTCAGATATTAAAATACCTTCTAAAGTTGTAATAGTAGTTGTGGTACATGTAGTAGTACTTGTACCATTTTCTGTTACAGTTACAGCTACGGTTGTTATAGTTCCAGTATTAGGGTCAAAAGTTACAGTTGTAGTAGTATCATCATCATCAGATGTTTCTGTAGTAACTGTAACTCCGGTTTCTGTATATAAAGTAGTAGTAACTCCGTCTGTTGTTGATTGTATTATTTGACTTGAACCCTCAACTGTAGTAAGATCTATAGCTAAACCTAAATTATTAGTTGTTCCTGCTGTTTCAGTCGCAAGATAAGTACCTGTAATACCTGAAGATGAGCGTCCTCTAGGTACGGGCTCACCATAAAAAAGACTTAAATATGCATATTCTGACCCCATACCTTCTGGGCCTAAGTTAGCATATGGAGGATTATGTGAAGGCGAGGAACTTTCTGTTTGATTAAAATATAATTGTCTAGTATTAAAATTTAATAATTCTTCATAAAAAGTATTATTGCCTGCAAGAGCAGCTAAATAGTTTGCAACGGCTAGTGTACGTTTCATTACAGTATCAATAGTAGCCGGTTGCGGCCCATACATTACTTCAAATCCTCCAAAAACATTATTTGGGCCCCATCCCAAACCAGGCATTGCCTGAGAATTTATTTGTAACATTTTATTACAAGCCATTAATACAGGCTTGTGATCATTAGTGCTAACTGTAAATATTAAAATTTCATCAGGGTGAAAATAAGGTGTAGTGCCATCAGCATTTTGTATAGTTACATTTAAATCAAAATTATCTAATGACCTAGCTGTTATATCTACATTATTTGCGTTGCTTACATTAATATTTGCCATTTTAATATTTTTTTACAGTAATTGTACCGTTTAACCAAGTTTTTGAATTATTGTATACAGATTCGGCTAAATAATTATGTGCATTATATTCTCCTACGTCTTGATTATAAGGAAATTGACCACCTTCAAAGTCTTCTAGTTCTATACCCATTAAAGTTGGGTCTGTGCTATATGAACTTATTAAATTAGATAACAATTTAATTTCATAATTATATTTACCCTCTCGTATTGAAAAAGAATTAGATTGTATGTTTATTTTTATAATTCCAGAAGTGTAAGTTATACAAGGCTGTAATAAACTATAGCTCTGTTTAGGATGTGCAATATCAATAGTAGCGTCTCTATTACAAGATACTATTTGATACTCGGTAGAGGGTACTGACCATCTGCCTTCAGCAAATACACCAGTAACTAATTTTTTATTACAACTTAAAACAGTTGCTAAAGCTTGTCCGCGGTCACGACCTATTAATTTGTCTGGTTCATTGTCTGCAAAAGAAAGCCCATGATAAGAATTACTACTTAAAATTTCTAATGAAGCGTTATTTATGTTTACTTCACTTGTGCATAAAAATATTATTTTCCCTCTTGTATCATAAATATTAAACACTACTAAGTCATCATTTGAAAAGCTATAATTAGTATCATCAAGATTTTTTATATTTAATGACAAATCAAATGTATCCCTTTCAATACATTCCATGTTGACTGTTTGTGCTAAATCTATATTTATTTGCTCTGCCGCCATTATGCTACTTTTACTATTCCTCTATCGTTATATAATTTACCTGTAGCTAATCTAGCACTACTAGTTGGTAATGTGCTTCCATCTAAATCTGTCATACCAGGTGTTGTGCCATCCGCACCTCTAGCGCCTGTAGCACCATCTGCGCCTGCTGCACCAGTTGGGCCTGCAGGTCCTTGTGGTCCTGTTGCTCCTGTTGCACCTGTTTGTCCTACAACATCATTTACAATATGTCTTCTAATTTCATCAAGCTCTTTTTGCATTTGCTGTATTTGATACAAGACAGGAGCTAATGTTTCAAAATTGTCCTCATCGTCTAAGTATTCATTGTTGTCAAATTTTGCTTTTATCCTAGTAAACTTATCGTTATCTATTCTATCAGCGTCGCTACCTGTTGTAGAAAACATTCTTTCGTATTCTTGATCTGCTAATGCCATATCTATGTTGTTGTATCGTATTCAAAAACTATTGTCATTGTAACACCGTATCGTGCTACACTATCTGTGCGTTTTATTGCTATAGCTTCACCTTTACTAAATGTCCAATCAGCAGGACAATCTTCTGTAAACTTTCTAGTATGAGAAGTTATTGTCATGTCACTACCTCTTTGGTCGGTAGTTAAATCACTATCATCACCATCTACATA